ACTAACTCTCGTATTCATGTTCGTTAAACTGTTTGCTGAGAGTACTTCAGAGTTCAATACCTGGTTTGCAGTAACCGGCGATAAACCGCTAACCTGATTGAACTGCGTATTTGTATTAGCTAAGTTGGTCGTTGCATAAGCCTCTGTGCTCAATACCTGGTTTGCAGCAACTGGTGCAAAACCGTTAGCCTGGTTAATTCGTGTATTCATGTTTGCAAGATGGCTTGAGCCAAGTGTCTCTGTGTTGAGTTTCGTTGATAATGTATTTTCAGCTGATATTGGCGCAGCTGTTTTAGTCACCTCTTCAACTTTTGAGTTAATGGTCATGTCTTTACCGTCCATCAATCCCAGTGCTTCGAGCACCCATGTCACATTATCAATCAGAGCACTAAACACTGACATTACGCTGTCAAATATCTTGATCAGAACTTGCCCCCAACTTGAGTCTTTAAAGGCCGCAACAATTGCATCCCAATAAAAGATAAGTCCCGCAACGGCAGCCACTAACGCCACAACCCCAGCGATAACTAGCCCAATCGGATTGGCAAGTAATGCTGTATTAAATAACCAAGTTACACCCTGCGCCGCTAACATAGCGCCACGATAGAGACCGATAGCAGTAAGATAAGCCCCCATCACGGCAATGTTGCCTAAGAACCCCATCACACGCAGTGCAACTAAACCAATCTGCCATAGTTTTGTTGAGACAGCGGCGGCATTGCTAACAACACTCAGCCCAATCAATGCAAAACGATAAATACCGATGATCATATTCATGGCACTGAAGGCAATCATTAATGCAATGACGCCAACAGCTGCCGCACCAAGTACGCCCGTTAATGTTGGGAATTCTTGTGTTAGCCATATCACGCCACCTAACATAGCAACCAACATATCGACAACCGGTTCAATAATCGGTAACACCGCTTGCCCCATCGCCGTTGCTGCGCCATTTAATGAACCACTAAATCTGTCCCAGGGACTGGCAATGATATTGGCCATTTCACTGGCCTTGGATGCATCAGTAACATTGGTCAGTTCGTTAATGCCCTGTTTTAACTTGGCTGTTTTGGAACTTAAAATATCAACCACAGAGGCTGCATTTTTAGACCCAAAGGCTTTATTTAAAATATCGCCTCTGGCCACACTGCCAATACCCGTCAACTTTTGGTTAATACGCGACATAACCACATCAATACCGAGCATATCGCCCTGGCTATTAGTGAGCTCTATACCTAATGTTTTTTGCGCTTTACCAATGCCATCAATAAAGGCGGCATATTGAGTACCCGCTACCGAACCCGACTTAAGGACCAGCTGCAGTTCGCCAAGCACCGCAAATTGTTCTGCGGCATCGATACCACGACTGGCGGCTTTTGCGCCTAACGCACTAAAGGCTGATTGCATTTCTGCGCCAGTGGTTTTATACATTTGCACCGCTTTCGCTGTTTGCCCTGCAATCTGATTCACCCAGTCGGACTTGCCCATCTTGTTAGCCGTTTTTTCGAATATCCCGTACATGGTGCCCATATAACTGGTGATCGTGCTGGCGTCCGCTTTCGTTGCAACCGCTAATACATTGGATGCCTTGGTGAAGGACGCAAGCTCATCACCGGTTAGCCCGGATATAGCCGATTGAATATCGTAAGCACTACGCACGAACTCTGCAGAGTTACCGCCAAACTGCGTGGTAAATTCAAACGCGGTTCTGGTTAGTTTGGTTAAGTCTTCGCTGGCTACACCCAATGTTTGTACTTCACCAAGCGCAGCCACATGATCAATAGCCGGTGACAAACTGCTGACCAATGCCATGGCACCGCCAGCTGTTCCCATAAAGCCACTCATCATTTGGTTTTGAGCACTGGCAGTTTGGGCGCTAAGTTGGTTTATCTTGTCCATGATTTTATTCACTGGCCCTGTTGCTTTATCAACAACGCCAATGGTGTACATGAGTTTTTCCAACTTACTTAATGCGCTCATTCGTTACCCTCACCCGTGACTTAACCACTATCTAACGCCATGCAAATACCGTTGTTGATGGCGATTTGCTGCTTTTCTTGATTATCGTTTTCCAAAAACAATGCCTGGGCTAAACTGTCTTCAGTGGCTGCGCTGTGTGGCAGCCATTTTTGCTGATAGGCGAGCAACTGATCTAAGCGGTTTCTGCTTATCTCTTTTGCTCGCTGTTCTATTTTTTTACGGTGATATTGAATTCCGGTTGATACTCTTCAACCACACTGCCGACTAAATGCAGCGCTGCACCTGGCATCGCCAACATTTCTTTTAATGCTGATTTGCACTCGTTATCAACCACCGTCATTAAGAAGTTGGTCGCGGGTTGAATTTTATTAACCTGATTACTTTGGTTTAAAAATTTGTTGTAAGCTGTTACGTTCACATTGAAACTCAGTTCAATGTCATTCACTTCGAGGGTAATTTTTTGCTCTAACGCCATGGTCATTCTCACTCTTTATTTGGGATCAAATCAGCTTGGTTTAACAGGGTGTACGTAAAGGAACTGCCCCATTGCTGACGGCTTTGATGGCAAAGGGCCATCAGCTTATTAAAATCATTCGGGTTGGCTAATACCTGGCAACCTGCGGACCATTTGTCGACTTGCTTTGACTCATGGTTTGCACTCGCTCGATGGCAATTAATACCGAAATAACCACGTTGTAGGTTATTCTCACAATCCAGTTGATTATCATTGTTGTTATCTCTGTAAACGGTGACAGGTTTATGCTGCACTAACGCAGGGTATTTTCCCTGGTGATAACCAAAGGTCCATAAACTGCGATGCTGCATGGCGGCCAATACTGCAGTACCATCTAGATTGCAGGGATTTTCACGGTAATAAGTGCCTGCATCCGTGGTGCATTTAAAGGTTGTTAGCTGCCACTTTTCATCTTGCTGATACAACAAACAAAGCAGATCGTTAAAGCTGTTTGCCTTGGTGTCCGTGTGACGAACGCCAATCAAGTTAAGGTTTAACTCACCTTCAAAGACTTTGTACTGCTTGGCCTGCATCGCTTTAAGCAAACTACTTGCAGTGAGGTTTTTCATTGCTGCCATTACAGGTCTCTCACTTCTTCTGCAGTCAGATAAGGAATGCCGTTAATTTTGATAAAATCAGTCGACGTCACTGGACCTTTAATCGTGGTGGTATCTTCTTCGCCACCTTCCGCTTTAATATTTAAGATCTCGTCTAACTGCGGCAGTACACCAAAGGCTTCAATATTCTTAGTGCCGGCGGCAACTTCCGCTAAGAACGAAACATCAAATGGTTCGATGCCTTTCCAGCTGCCAGCCGTTTTGGCTACATCCTGCAGAATAAGAAAGTTTTCGTGATCTAATTTAATGGTGACTTCGGCGTCAACCGGACCATCGATATAGCCTTTAGTAATGCCACGTACTTTTTTGGCTTTACGGCCATCGGTGATTTTTACGCTGGCTTCGATGACATGCACCATTTTGTCACCAATGAAAATATCGAAGTCTTTACCGCCTAATGCTTTTACTGACATGTGCTGTTCCTTATTCGGCCTTATCTAGCATGATGCCGACAAGAATTTCACTCGGAGAGTCAATTGGTTGCACTTTGAGTAACACCCGTAATTGACGTTCGTTCATGAAGGTTAAACTGATTGAGTCATCTTTCGGCTCGCGTATTTCACCTGGGAATTTGTCTGCGCCTATGTTGATACTTTTAGCCATTGCACGCAGTGGTTTTCCTAATACTCGTTTGCCAAAGCTGATCCCCGTTGGTGAATTATTTAAACGACGATTCTTAATTTGGTAGATAGCGATGATACGTACCTGACGCGCCGCTTTATCGACGATACGACCGGCTTCAATTTGCTGATAGTCACCGCCTTCGGCATCGAGCATATTGACGTCACCAAAGTAGATGCCATCAAAATCAGGATAAAACTGTACACAACTAAAACGAACTGCATCGAGAGCAGCTGTCACGGCATTGGTAATAGGCTGGCCATTGTTATCAATCGGTGTTGGTTGTAATGACATAGCGCCGGTTTGCACACGCATTGGACTGTCAGCAATGGTCACACTGCGTTTACATAACCGACCTGCTACTGCGCCAAGTTCATCACCATAAAGCCCTGGAACAACTGCAACACGGTCGGCAACAACGCCATCGGTTAACGGCGTTAATGCACTAAGATGTTCAGACCACGTTTGCCCAGATACGAGCCCTGGTGCTGCAACAAGAAAACGCACACGACGGGCGTGCTTGGAAAGTATCTCTAATGCCTTATTCTGAAAGGCTTCAATCTGCGCTTTACCTGTGACAGCTGTTGTAATAACGATAATTTCAGGACTGATGTTTTGGTCCATGGCGTTATCAATTAAGCCAAACACATCGTCGCCCGAGTTAATCGGAATTGCCCAACCAGAAACGAGGTCATCACCGTTACGCACCCATGCTTGTAGCTGTGTTTTCAGTGGGGAATCATCTGCAGAAATAAGTTCATCAAATTCCGATTGCGCGTTTACCGCTACAATGCTGCCAATGTTGAGTGTGCCAACACCGATGAACAACACGGCGCGTTCAACTTCTTTTGTTGCACCGCTACCTGTATTTAACGAGGTAACAGAAACCTTGCCTTGTGCCATATATTTACCCTTTTAGCGGAGGCGAAATGCCTCGTCCAACATGTAGTTTTTTAATTCTGTTTGTTCATTACTGTTTTGGCCCATGAACGAACGGGCTGGTAATTCCATATTCCAACGTTTTTTACGGGTTCTACTTTGTAAAATACGCAATACCAACCATCCTTGGCCTTTGGTTACATTTTCGGTTATCCATTTTAGCGATGGTGATTTCCATCCCTTACCCCGTTTCTTTCTTATTTTGTAACCACTATCGCGCAAGTCTTTGGCTAAACTTCTTGATGCTAAATCTTCAGCATTTTGTTGATTACTTGATGTTGATTCACTTGCCTGTTTTTCTAGTGTTATACCTTCCTGGTGAACTCTTGCTATCTGACCAACTCGCTGATTATTAAAGGTGACTTTCGCGTTATTGGGTGTGGTATGAACCTGAACACCTTTACCAAGCTTCTTTAACATGCGTTTTTTACGGCCATCGCTGCGGCCTTGCCAATTGGTACCAGACAATCCCTTTTGCCCTTTTAACCGGGCTTTGGTGTCTCGTCTTACTTTCCGACCAGCACCGCGTAAAATACGGCGGCGCTTATTGGCATCGAGCGTTAAAAGGTCTAATTGCTTTAACGCGTTATCAGTGCGGATACCAAGGTTAAGCATTTTTTAACGCGCCCCACAGTCGGTCTCTAACTGGAATGAAGCTGCAATCCAAAGACTCTGCTCACCAAAATCAAAGCGTTTGGTTTCGCCTTGAAACTCCAATTCAAATGGCCCATTCATGTCTTCTACTAACATCACATCTTCTGCGAACCGCTCGATTGTTAATTCGATTTCAGCGCTGTTGTCATCATTAATATCCAGGCTAAATTCCACATCATGGCTGTCGTCTTTTTCTGCATTTGTCATTAACCAAAAACTCACATAAGTTGCGATCAATTCAACAGGGGCATTGCATGGATTAATGCTGATCACACCACTGTAAT